ATGGGCATGATACAATATTATTATAATTATTTTATTAAGACAATGGGCAAGAGTGACGCAAATTTTACCCCCGTCTTAAAAGAACGCATTAATGATATTTTATCAAAATACAACAAGTACAAGGTCTTTGTTGTACAAACTACAAAAGACCTATCTTAATTAATTGTAACTGCTTAAACAATTAACAAAAATCTTCAAACAATAGAAAGCGAAGTACACAAACTACAAATATCCACTAAAAAACAGCAATCCCCTAAATTCCAACTATAGGCTTAAACCTATCCCTTAAAGACAATTCGGCTTACCCACACCGAAACGAAATCTACTAGGTTGCAGAAAAGCGTACTAAAGTACGTAGGACGCAGTGCCCTAGGTTGGGTTGGTTGGAGGATAAACCATACTTTGGTACAGTTTTGTCTGAGTCATCTCCAAGAAACAAGAACATACTTCTATATTCTATACCTATAAACAAAGGGTTTTATATTTGTAAACTTACAGAGTAGACACAGTAAAGTATATATACGGTATTCCCACGTTTTTCCCAGCTTTTAGGACAAATATACTTTCGTATAACACGCCGTACTCACTCCAGCCTGATTATCGTGCTAAAGTATGTCAATAGCCGACATGAAGACTGTTTTTGGTCATACTTTAAGGAAAGTACCCCAATTTAGAGCAATACAATATACTTTCCTAGTAAAGTACATCAAGCCAGCCTCCTCCCCCACCCCGTGTTGCTCACATACTTTACCACTAAAGTACACAGGCTCTATTCAGTTTATACGTGAAGTCAGAAGGGGTTTCTATACTTTATCTAAAGTACAGGACCAAGAGCCTCCCATCTAAGGGTGGTGTGTTACCCCCTAAGTATTCGTATTTATTAGGTTTTTTTTACCATCTCCCCAAGGAGACCCTGGTGCTGCTTCATAACAATAGGCGAAGCTAACAATATAAATTGTGGTAAACAATATCAAAAGCAATATTAAAATTTTTAGAAGGCAATTTGACAATTTTATTAAGCAATAAACAATATCGAAAGCAATATCAAACAATATCAAACAATATAATTTCTTTTATGAGGGTACTTACCAAGATGAGACTGTGCCCCCCTAGATAAAATCTAGCAATAGGACTTCCTTTATCGAGAGACTACCCGTACCTATTTTTTGACTTCATCGTGTTTATTACGATTTAAAACTATATTTTTCTAAATCGCATGTTTTGTCTAGTTCTTAGCTTATTTATTTTCCTAGACAGTTGAGAATCTGAAACAAAAGATGTATGAGGAAAGTTTTGATACCCCCTACAATCTTGTATTGCCTTTTCTACGGCTCGTTTGTATTCGTATGAGTCGTAAACGAATTTGAATAGTTGCCAATCGTTCATGCTGACACCTCCCGTTGTTTGAATTGAGCAGTTTAAACACTTGCTTAGGTGTGAATTTATCCCTGTTCGTGAATGGTATCACTATTGTCATTTAATTTTTAGATTCTCGAGTAAAGTTTTTCGAGATAGTCGCACAATCCAGTTATCAAGATTGTTGCGTGGTCACGATTAGATTTCGCTAATTTCAATGTTCGTTTTTCAAACTCAGCACAAAGTGTCAAGTTTCCAGATGCGTATTCGAACACTTGGCGAAATGCCCAAGCGAAACCTTGATTTTTCTTGCTCAAAACCATAGCCCAACCGATATCGTTCTTTCCGAAAAACTCGAAAATTCGTTTTTCTTGCAATCGGTTTTCGGTACTGGTTAACCATTCTCTTTGATTCACCCTAAACACCCTTCTGAATGTTTTTTGTCTTGAGCAATATTTGACTAAATTCTGCGTGAATTTAATCCAGTTTGTCAATTTTCTATCATCAACAGTGAAGATGTTTCTTCTAAATTCCAATGTTTGGAATCTTCGTGATATCCTCAAAGAGTTATATTTTCCTTTCGGAACTTTATCCCAGAAAAGCTCTCGGTCATCTTTATACCTTCTTGCTAATTTCTGGACATTGAGTGTGTAGTAATAGTCAAGTTCTGAGACATTGGCAACATGTTCTGTTGACCTTCTTGAACTTGGTATTACTAAGTCGATAACCCTTTCAAAGTTGAAGTAGAATGTTATCACGTTTGAGATTTGCAAAGGTGTAAGATTTTCACAATCATGATGTATGTGAAACCCAGTGCGTGGGGTTTCACTTGCGTTGTAGTTAGCGTTCAAATAACTAACCACTTGCGTCCAGATTTGCATTGCTTGATTTCCTGAAGTTCGAAAATCATCAGCAGTGCATATTTCTGAATAATCATCTGAATTGTGAAAACTTGCGTCTGTTTTGATAATAAACTTATTACCAAACTCATTCGCTATGCCTTCGGCAATCTCATCGCGTGAGTAGCCCGAATGTTGGAATTCCAATTCAATTCCAATTTGATTATCGAGCCATTGATTTTTCTTTGTTAAAGTGTAGTTTGTGATTATCATTTTTTACCTCCATTAGACAATAGTGACACCACTCACGAACAGTGACAATAACCGTCTTGTTCGTTGTGGCAATGAAGTCATCAACTTCCTAACCTAGTTGACAATGTTGTCCATATCTTTAGCAATATAGACAATAGGCACGGGTATGCACACTTAGACGCTTGCTATCCTAATGGCTAAGGACAAAAGGTAAACCACAATATAGTGTATGATTTCCTTGGCTCGTGGTGCAGTCTCTCGACGAAAGGTCAGTAATCGCTTCTCCCACTCTAACAATACCTATACACTGGTGTGTTCTCGTCCATGAGACAATAATCTTTCGTGTCTCTCGCCGACTTACATTCGGTATCGTAGTCTCACGATTAAACAATATGCTTTTTGTTCGACCACTGGATTAAGTTCTCCTCGATGTACCCGTCATGTTCGGATTTCCTCCCCTTAAATCCGTTTTAAATTTCCTAACTATTTAAATTATAATATGCATTTCAGTCCGAATACAAGAACTATTTTTATTTATTTTCCTCATAAAACCCCTATAAATAGGGCAATTTATGAGTATGCCATAATGAACAAGGCTCAAAGATGGTACAACCTAAAGACCTAATTGGCTGCTATATTATTTTTGTCTATATACCTTCTATCTACTATACAAGCTACTGGTATAACTATTAGGTTTCCTACGCTATCTATGGTATCTCCACAGAAGGAAAAATCTTGGGCGACGGTTATTGATGTGTCGTTTTCTTTAATGATGTATCCTGTTGAGACACAAATGGCGAGTTCTTCTTCTAGGGCTTCATCGAGGTCTCTCCAGTCGGTGGAGGATTTTGCGTCATGCCAATAAATGCAGACATGTCTGTAAGGTATCTTTTTCAAGGACAGTACCCTCCCATATTATTTATGACAATGATAGTACGATGAAAAGATTGTTTTTTGTTCATGACAGTTTAATATATAGTATGGCATATTATACAACGGTACAAAAAGTTTATAGTCTATATCCACGAGTAGGCTCATTATCTTCAGTAAATTCATCAGCCGTGTCTTTTTACATTGACCAAGCAGAAAACGAAATTAATGGCTATTTAATCAACAACTACACGCTACCATTCAGTTCTACACCCCCTATTATAGAGTCTTTATCTACTGAATACGCATTAGTAAAAATTTTGGAACGATTCTTTACCCAAGAAATAGGAAGCGACAATAGATGGGTAGAAAATAGACATAAATATGTTAAAGAATACCTAAGCCAAATCAATTCAGGAGATGTAGGGTTATATAATTCTTCTCTTGAGATTATCGCCTACAAAGACGGAGATGCAATTTTTTCAAATACAATGAATTACAATCCGACCTTTACTGTGCTCAATCCAACCTTGCAACAGATAGATGGCGATAGACTTACAGATGAATGGGACGATGTTAAAAGCGAGTCCTATAAACCCAACTTAACATAATGCCAACAGATTTAATAGTAAAGCATAAGATTAGAGCATATAGCCGAGTTAGACTGGGAAAATTCGGAGGTCATATGGAGATAAATTTTAAGGGTGTAAGGTCAAAAATGATTAAATTAACTAAATTTGCATCGGGGAGACAAGCTCTTGACTTTAGAAAGGCGTGGGTTAACGAAACAATAGAGCTGATAGGCGATGCAATGAAGGAGAAGTGGGAAGGAAAGAAAGGGTGGCAATCAAACACAAAAGCATGGGCGAGGGTAAAACAAAACCTGCAGGCTGCAGGAAAAAGTGTAGAAGCTAACAAAGTGGGGGTGTTCTCACGAAACTTAGAGACGATTGTTTTACGAGGAGGCAACGCATATCTCGTCTCTACCAAAGGCAACTTTATGAGACAGGGAGCAGGCACTAGGGGTAACAATTCAACAGGATTTAATATTATAGCTACCAGTATAGACGAGCCAGCAAGAGCACTCCAAACTCCTAAAAAAAAGAGCTCAAGACAAAGCAAATATCCAGTATATTTCAACAGAGAACATAGATTCTTCCCAACAGTACCCGAGTTTATCAAGGTAGGTAATCAAGCACTAGCAAATCAAATTGGAAAACGCTATAAACACACCACATGGTTACAAAATATTAAAAATAAAGCACTATTGAAAGGAGCAAGTTTCTAAGATGGCAATTATTGATTATTTAGGGATAGAAACACAAATTAAAAGTATTCTTGATGGAGATGTTAGAACTTCTGACAATACTATTCAAGTAGAGCCAGAGATGATGCTTAACCCAGACAGCTGTCCGTTTATTGGTATATATCTTATGTCGTATGAAACTATGTTAGATACAGAAACAATAGGAGGAACAAGTCCTTATCTAACATCATTAGATATAGATATTTGGTGTTACACATTCAGTTTTGAAAACTATGACGGAGCAAGTCGGAGAGACACTTTGTTAGGCAATGTCAAAGAAGTTGTAAAAGATTACAAGACTCTTAATGGTAAAGTTTTGTATTGGCAGTTCGGTAATGGAGAGTTTGATAATCAAAAAAATACTACTGGACTTGGATTCTTTAAGGGGGTATCTTTATCGTTACAATGTCAGATAAAAGAATAAAAATCAAGTGGCTTGTAAGTGGATTAGAGGTAAGTGGTATTGGAATTGCTACGAAAGGAGAAGAAGTCGAAGTGCCTAATGACGTTGGTGAAAGTTTAATAAATCAGAAACTTGCAAAACAATCAAAAATGAATAATAATAATAAGAAACCTAACAAAGGTGAGGATACAGAATAATGGGATACGGAATCGGTGGATATTTAAGTTTAGAAAAACAAAGTGCTTTTGGAACAGCTATTGAAAGTGCTCCTGTTTATATACCTTTTGTTTCAGAATCTTTAACTGAAAACAAAAATCTTTTGACAATAACTAATCTTAGAAATGTCTATGATAGTCCAAACGATTTACAAGGCACAAACAATGTAACTGGCGATATAGTATTTGAGCCACACCCAATTTATTTAGGACATTTTTTAAGAGGGTGTATAACTGCTGGAACTGTATCATCAACATTACAAACATCTGCATATTTGCACGAGTTTTTACCTGCACAAGCTGAATTTGCAGAAGATTGCACACTACCACCTTATACAATTACAATTTATAAAAATGTAGGAAGTTGCTATCAAATAACTGACGGATTAATTCACACACTAGGGATTGAAATGGTAGCTGGAGAAATTATAAAATGTACAGCAACAGTTCATGGTAGAGCTTATACAAAATCTTCAAAGAACACACCAAGCTACATTGCTGCCGACCCATTTACATGGAATCAGGTTTCTTTACAAGTTGGTGGAAGTGCAAACGGAGTTTTTGAAAGTGCAAATCTAACAATAACTAATCCAATAGACGGCATTATGGCTTTAAATGCTTCAACTAACGAAGCAAGATTACTCAGAAATGATTTTAGAACAATAACAATAGACGGAGACCAGTCTTTTGAAAACCAAGCACAAGAAGCTAAGTTTAGAGACCAGTCATTACAGGCATTTAAATTTACTGTAACTGGAGATACAGTAGTTGGAAATACAGGCGAATACAATCAGCTTACATTAGATATGCCAGATGTAAGATATACAACTTACGCATACCCAATAGGTGGTCCAGGAAGAATTACTGCTGCTTACGAAGCTAAAGCACAGTACGATACAACAAGTAGCTATGCTTTAAGAACAACTTTACAAAATACAGCTCAAAGTTATTAAAAACAAAAAGGAGGAAACTCATGAAGTTCAAGATTAAAGACAAAACATTAGTTGCTAACCCTGCAACTTTGCGTCAGATTCATACCCTTGAAAAGACAATAGGCAATATCGCTAAATTAGGTGAAGAAGCTCCCTTTGAATCAATCATTAAAGTCATTGGAGTTGTTATAGACTCACAAGACCAAGAAGAAGGAATGACTCTTGATTGGATTTTAGACAATTGTTCAATGGAAGACTTTGCGTCTCTTAACGAGGTGGTGTCGCATTTTTTAGGGGTCAGCCTACAAGAGACGGCATAGCACTCTTACATCTAATTGATTATTTTGGTTATCAGTATGGTTGGTCTAAAGAAGAAGTCCAACAACTAACTCCTGATGAAATAAACAAACTGTATGGTATAATTCGTAAAAGAGAACGAAAAGGAGTAGTGAAAACTAAACTGTAATTATGCCAGCTGGAAACGATATTAGAATAACAATGTCCTTGGGCTTTCAACAAATGGTCCAAGGTCTAGCTAAAGTTACAAAAGCTCTGGGTACACTCCAGAAAGAGCTAGATAAGAATACCAAGAGTCTTCAAAAAACATCAAAAGCGTTTGAAACACACTCCAGAAAAGTCGCTAAGACTTCTAAGAAAAACAAGAAAAATGTTGAACAAGAAACTTCTGCCGTTGCTAAACTAGCAAAATCATATCAAAGACTAGCAAAAGGCGTAAAATCTTCTTTCACTCCATCAAAAGGAATGGAAAGAGGTGGTTTTCGTAAAGGAGGACAATTTGAATCTCCAGCATCAAGAATAAAAGGGCGACAACCGTTTTCTGCGAGCTCAGAAGGGTTACAAAGATTTGCTACGGCACAAAACCAAGTGTTTAGTTCAACTATGAAAAATATAACAGCTAACTTTAGCCTAGGAAAAAGTTGGGCTTTTGCAAAACAAGCATTAGCTGCCTATTTAGGCGTAATGGCTATCAAAAAGTTAATGGCAGTAGCCGAAGCTGTACAAGAAATCAATAACAGAATTAGAGTGACAATGACCTCCGAACAAATCAAAGGGGGAGATGTTAAAAAAGTCTTTAATGACTTATCTGAAGCTGCACTAGAAACTAGACAACCATTTCAAGGTATGGCTGTTATGTATTCTAGGATTAGTCTGGCATCTAAAAACCTAAACATTAGCCAAAGCCAAGTTATGGAATCTACTAAACTCTTTAGTAAATTGTTAACAATACAAGGAGCAACGGCTCACGAAGCTCGTTCAGCTCTGTTGCAGTTTTCCCAATCTCTGCAAGCTGGTAAGTTAGCTGGTGATGAATTTAGGTCTATATCTGAAGTGTTGCCAGGGATTCTTAGGCTCTTAGCAAAAGAAACTGGAGAGCCTATTGAAAGTTTAAAATCTTTAGCTGAACAAGGACAGTTAACACCTGACTTAATGTTAAGAGCTATTTTACGAGCAAAAGGCGATATCAATAGTGCTTTTAGTTTAACGGTTATGACAATAAACCAAGGTATGAATATCTTACAAACTAGATTCTTACAGTTTGGACAAGCCTTCCTTGGTACAGAAGAAGGAGCATTGATATTAAACTCCGTTTTTAAAATCTTAGGCAAAACTATTCAAGTTTTAACAAGGATACTCCAAATCTTTATGCTGGCATTAAAAGCCGTTAGAACTGCGATAGAATTCACAATCGACACTTTTATGTTAGGAGTAAAAGGATTTGGAAAACTAGGTCAATTTTTGACTGGTCTAGGTGATGACGCTGAGGAATCTAGGAAAAGAATTGGGGCGTTAGGATATGAGTTTGATGTGACCAGCGAAAAAGCTGAGGAGTTACGAAAAACAATAGAGAGAGGGGTATTTAAATCAACACACCCAGGACAAGATGTTCCAAAGGATTTACAGCCAACAGAGAATGTAGGATTATCAGATGAAGATGCAAATGCAGCAATAAACAGAATAAAAGGTATGGACGCTGCCTATAAGAAATTTACAGCTGAGATAGTAGATTCATCAAATAAAATGGGGAACGCTTGGAAAGAATTGTTTGTTGAAACAATGGCAGTCACAGCTCCAACAATGTTTGGAGACGCAGTTGCAGGAATGATAATGGAAGGCGAAAGTCTAAAAGAAAGCATGACTAAAATCTGGAAAGATTTAGCTAAATCAGTTATCGCAGCAATAATGAAAATGATTGTACAAATGATAATAATGCACACACTAATGGCTGCTCTTGGTATAGGAAGTCCAACTATGCTTAAAGGGTCTGGAGTTGCAGGATTCTTTGCTAACCCTATGAAAATGTTAGGTAAATGGTTTGGAGGTGGTGGAGCAGGAGGAGCTGGAGCTGCTGAAGGTGGTCCAAATCCATTAGGCACTTTAATACCAAGTGTTCTACCTAAGTCAGGTGGCATATTGAAAAAACTAGGTTTTGCAACAGGTGGTCCAATAGGAGCTGGACAATTATCAATGGTAGGAGAAGAAGGACCAGAGTTGTTTGTACCTAAGGCTGCTGGCAATATAATACCAAATGACCAACTTGGTGGACGACCTATGATAATACAAAGTCTCAACCTATTTCCTCATGCAAATATAGACCAAGCATTAATGGATAAACCAATGGAATACTGGCTCGATGTAGCACAGACAAGAATACTTCCAGCTTTAAACACTTTAGGGCAATCAGGCTCAGTAACAAACTTAACTTTTGAGGAGGCTAGATAATGGGCAATATATTACTAGGTGTTCCTAACAGTAGTTACATAGAGTTGCAAAATGAAGCTGGTTATAGATTTCAATTTACTCTTAATTTAAACAAACAAGATATTAGAACAAGAGGAGGAAACCTGTATACCTATATAACTCCTGCATCATCTTATAGACAATTTAGAATTCCTATGACATTTGTAAGTTCAAGCAAAAGAGCACAGGTCAACTCTTGGTTTGAAACGGGAACTGATTTGAGATTTATAGAAGACGATAGTTTCGCTAACTCATATTACTCAGTTAGAATAGTTGGCAAACAAGAGCCTTTTCAAACTTTTCATGTTCCTTATTTCAGAACATATTATGATGGGGAGATTGTTATTGAAACAACATAAGGTAAAATAGAAAGATGGCACATATATACGATTCAGGAAGAAATTATATAGCAGTAGGAAGTGCAAATCTTG